TGTTTGTACGGATGATATCTTTACTAGTCCACGGGCTGGTATATTTCTTGACGATTTATATGAAATTAATTTTGCTAAGCGTAATATAGATTCCTTTCTTTCCGCTGTTGTAATGAAATTTTCATGGGCGTTTAAGTCTAAACGATATGCTAACAATTCGCCAACATATGCAAATATTTCGAGGATGGCGATAAATTCTGACGATTCTATATAGTCATTAAAGTCTTCTGGGAAATATAATTTTACATAATCGAGAAGACTTTCTTTTATCGTATTAAAATCAAATGAATTGAAGTTTATTTGTGTGAACGCTTCATGTACAACTACCCATGCTTCTGCTCTTGATATTTGGTTTGCCATATTAATCCTCAAATTGGATGTTTAAATTAAAATCATCCACAGTATCCAATTCTACATAAAGTAGTGTTGCTTCTACAAACAACGAGTTAGTATTGAAATCAGGGAAAACCCCCAATTTTAATATTTCGACGCGCGGGTCATAGTCGAAAACAGACTTGATGTCTTCCCTAACTTCGTCAATAGTGTCTTCGTCAAGGGGTTCAAATACTAATTCTGGTATAATTGTGCCAAATGTTGGCATCATTATTCTTGTCCCCTTTTGCGTGTATATGTGATTTAGTAAATCCATCTTTACCAATTCAACATCGCGCAGGGAGAATGATTTGCTTTTTTCAAATTCAAACGATGAATAACCTTTATAAATGTTTTGACGAGGCATACTATTTCCCTATATTATGTGGTATTTATTAAATGTGTGATATAGATTTTATCTATGCCAAAGTGTATTGCGGTCAATCGTCACGCCACGTTCAACTCTACCAACATCTTTACTATTATATGTAAGGTCTGGGACGTGGGAATTGTTCACATCACCGTCGGCATCGGTTTCTTTTGTCATAACCCTACCCCATGGCTCGTGTTCTGGGACACGACTTGTCCAATAAGATTCTAGCGCTTTAGTGCTTATATCACCCGTAGGTATACCAGCGGGTGCATTTGGTCCGTTAAGGTGTATGGGGGCGCCTGTCATAAGGAACGCACCACCAGACAACTCTGTAATGCTTTGGGTTGCCGAAATTGTTAATTTTTCAGATAATATATTCATTATCTTACCAGATTGTATTGTAATATTGTTTGGGGTATTTATTTTAATATCTGTGTTTGTGAATAAGTTCAACACCGCGCCCACATGTATATTTGTATCGTTGGTGGATTTTATGTGCATTTGATCTTTGGCGTGCAGGCGAACTTCACCTTCCGATACCATGTGTATGCCTTCTTTTGCCTTCACCCTAAATGCTTTTTCTGTGGTGAAATTTATATCTTTTTCGGAGTGGTAAGATAAGTTACCTTCTGCATACATGTCTATGTTGCCCGACGATTCATCTAATTCTATCCAACACTTCCCACCTGCTGTGGCGACGTATATACGCTCGTTAGTATCATCCAATATTATTTGAGCACCGTGGGTAGTTCTAAATCTAACCCTACAATTTTTTGCATTATCCACCATAGACATGCTATGGAAACCTGGAGTAGTCCATGAATATACTTGGGGGTCATATGTTCCCCCAGGGGTAGTATCGGAACGTAGACCAGGGTCTATTCTACTCTTATTATACCCTTGTGTATTTGTATGTGTGGTGCCGTCCGCTTCTGTATATTCTTCATCAATATCGTCAGATAGCTTCGATACTTGGGAATCTTCGGTATTAACAAAATTATCACTCAGACCAGATGTTGATGTATCCGCACTACGGGTTCTAAATTCAAACGATTCTCGTGGTTCTGCTGGGTCGGTGGTTTCTATCCTACTTGTTCCAGCTTGAGTGAATGCTTGAGTTTGACTATCATACAGTGGTTGTATTTTATCTTCGCTTGAAGAAAATGGTCCGTCTGGTTGGTTTTCTGTAGCATAACTATATCTACCGTGTGGCGTAGTATGTGTCAAAAATTGCTCTTGTAAACAACCCATCCATACACGAAATCTTGGGTCGGCATCGATGCACATAATCAATACGTTACTACCTACTTTGGGTATGTTAAACATACCATATGCTATTTGTCCTAGAGTTTTGTCATCAGCCCTACCACGAGTTGGGTTTACTGTCGTTCCTGCAAAAGGCGACACATATGAAGCCCATGGAATATTTTCCAGTTTTGTATCTGGTGAATCACCCAACAATGGACATGCTACGCGTAGCCTGCCCATTTGTTGTGGGTCGTTCGTATCCACTACCCTACCTACAGTTATTTTTGAAAAGTAGGTAGTTTTTGGACTATTTTTCTTTACTTGATGTAATGGACCACGTCTTCGCATAATTAACTACTCTGCTTACTTCTGTTTTGCTTTCTTTTTATTTGATGTTGTGTTCTTGGCGCCTCATCAATTCTTTTCTTATCCAAACTACCAATAGTACTTTTACCAGCAACATCTTCATCATCACCACCAAATGAAGGAAATAAATCTAAGAAACGTTGAAAAGCTGAAGCCTTCCCTTCATCATCATCTTTGTTAGAAGCATCATCCGTGTCCTTATCCCCGATCTTATCTATGGCATCTGTCATGGGAATACTAAACATTCCTAGTTCTTGAGTGAATTGACCCTCAGAAAAAACATTTTCTACTAACATTAAATTATAATATCCACTATACCAAAATTGTTCATATTCGGTATTGACATCGTTGGCGTCAACAGGCATCCGAATATTCACCTTTATTAATGTTGGACTTGATAGCCATTGTGGATTTATTGTTGCATTTTCTTCGGATTTCTCCGTTTGCCCAATGGCAACCTCAGAGGGATATATGGACATTTCATCTAATAATTGTGGGTTCCCATATATAACCATACTAGCGCTTACGTTTTCTAGGGATGCATGCCTATCTAACAATCCTTGGAAACCAGCAGAATCTATTGGTCTTCTAGTGTTGCGGGCAACGGGGTTTTTTAATGTGGTTCCTAAAAATAGTGGTGATTTTCCGCGTCGTTTTTTACCAGTGGATGCTACTTTATCGGAGCCTGTAGTTGCACTGGCACCAGTTGATTGACCTTTAAGATTTTCCTCTTGGGATGGTATATTATTGGATGTTCCTGCAATTTGAAAGAACGCCATACCCATTTCCATTTTTATGTCAAAGTTTTTTATATCTACATTCTTTCCTGTAAATATATAATCAAATTCAATTGACTGACCTGGCAATGGTACAATTTCACCATCCTTCTCTTGTTGTGTGTATGGGCTTATAGTTTGTAGATATTTATTAATATGATATTGTACTATATATTTCGTTGGGGTTGATATTAGGGTTGATACTATTTTGTAAATATATTTATTTTCTGTGGAGTTTAAGTTTTTTGGATCGCCAGTTTTTTTGCCATCAGCTATTACTGCGGCAGAAGACACCATCACGCGGTTCAATATTTCTTCCAAACCAACATCTTCGCCGTAGTTTACTATTGTGTTTGCTTTATCTACAATTCGTATATTCTCAAGGCTACCTGCGGTGTATTTGTCAGTTGTATAATCACGTGTTTTTATTTCATATGTAACATCTCTATAATTATTGAACAGAAATGCTTCCGCATTTCTTAGCGCATCATTTTGCGCAATATCCTCAAATGTAGTCGCGTATTGTTCTATTGCTTCACGTTTAAACGATTTGTATTTTTCATTTATATTGTGTTGTATTGACTCAAAGGTGTCCTTTAAGGTTGCACCCATTTTGAATGATAGACCACCGAATATGTTTTGTACTTGGGGGAGTTGTGCTGCGCCGTTAGTAAGACCCACAAACGTCAATTTATATGATGCACCAGAGCTATCAAATATTGCGGAGATGTCGTATGCGATAAACATCATAGGTCGGACTGATGAAATCATCTCTGAACTGCCGTCAGAGTTTCTACCCACAAATATAGTTTTTAGTAAAAAAATTAATCCTACTGGGTCAGTATCTAATTCATCACACACATCCGTTAAGCGATTTAAAAATGACGCTCCCATTGGTTCTATAATTTCAAGTTCTCCATCAGATGCCATAGTAGTAGATTGTGCGGTATCATTCGCTATCTGTGGGTCTGCAGCTATTACATTATTCCACTTTGCCTCTGTTATATAATAACGAGCGTCAGTGGTACCGTCTATTAATGTTACATATTTGGCACCGGCGACAGTTTTTATATCTCTAGCTTTGTATTTTTCCCTATCTGTTGGATGTTGAAATGATAATATTTCATTTGATTTTGCAAGTTCTTCAGCTGACGTTGTACTATTACATACCATCAATATGTGATGATATGCATAGGTATCAAATTTACCAAGTATGTTCTGTGGTTTTGACATATTTACCTTTTATGTTATTCTTTTTCCGCCAGTAGGGCGATTTATTATATCTAATATGAGTCTTTGTTGTGTCGGTAAGAATAATTCTTTGCCAGGAATCATTTCTGTTTCTACGTCCACAATATTATTATATTCTAAAACCAACCAAGCATATATAGCTTTGCCATATACTCTATTGGATATTACATCTGGGCGTTTGCCCTCATTGTCTTGAATGACGATTCTTATATCATC